CGCCCGTGCTGGCCGAGCTGGTGGCACCGGCCCGGGCCCGCGACAGCGGCAACACGATGTTTCTCAAAGAGTTCCGCGGTGGCATGTTCGTGCTGTCCGGCGCCAACAGCGCAAGCGGCCTGCAGTCAATGCCCGCGGCCTACCTGCTGGCCGATGAGGTGTCCAGCTATCCCTTCGAGGCCGACGACAAGGGCGACCCGCTTGAGAACGCCGAAGCCCGAACCTCCACCTTCCCGATGGGCAAGGTGCTGATCACCAGCACACCTGGCACCCGCGGCATGTGCCGCATCACTCACGAATTCGAGGCTCGCAGCGATCGGCGGCAGCTGGCCATGCTCATGCCCTGCTGTGGTGCGCTTGAGGTCCTGCGCTGGCGTGAGCACATGAAATGGGACACGCCTGATGGTGAGGTGTTCGCGCAGTGCCCGGCCTGCGGTGAACGAGTGAGTGAGCAGCACAAAACCACGATGCTCGCTGGCGCCGAATGGCAGATCACGGCCAAGGGGGATGGCATCACTGCAGGTTTCCACCTCCCCGCCTGGTACGCCCCGGCCGGCTGGACCAGCTGGGGAGCCATACGCGATGAGTTTCTGCGGGCCAAGACCGATCCGCTGCTGCTCAAGGGATGGGTGAACAAGCGGGCCGCTGAAGCCTGGGAAGATGAGGCGGTGGCCGCCATCAACGCCGATGGCCTGATGGCCAGGGCGCAGGCTGATAGCTACAGCAGCGGCACCTGCCCTGAGGGCGTCACCCTCCTGCTGATGGCGGTGGACGTGCAGGACACATGGCTAGAGACCACCGTCTGGGGCTTTGGCCGCGGTGAGGAGATGTGGCGCATCTGGCATCAGAAGATCGAAGGAAGCCCGGCCTATGACGAGGTGTGGCAGCAGATCGACAGCATCCGCAAGACGCAATGGCCCCGTGAGGGCGGCGGCATCCTGACCGTGCGCCACTGCGCCGTTGATACCGGCGGCCACTTCACCCAGGAGGCCTACGAATACTGCAGGGCCAGGGCGGCCGAGGGCGTGGTGGCGATCAAGGGCAGCAGCACCAAAGCAGCCCCAGCGCTCGGCAAAGGGAGCAAGGTGGATGTGAACTGGCGCGGCCGTTTGATTAAGCGCGGCCTCACCCTCTATATGGTCGGCGGCGACACGCTGAAGCGCACGATCTACGCCCGCCTGAAGAAAGACAGCACTGGCCCCGGTGCCATTCACTTCGGCAACGATGTCACCGAGGAGTTTTTGCAGGGCCTGACCTGCGAGCGCTTGGTGCCCAAGACCGTCAAAGGCTTCCAAGTGCTGAGCTGGGAGAAGCCCAGCGGCGCTCGCAACGAGCCCCTTGACCTTTGCGTTTATGCGCTAGCTGCATTGGAGCTGGTCAAGCGCCGCTACAACCGGGCCACGATGTGGGATCAACTTGAGAAGGCAGCAGCAGATCAACGCGAAATAACGCCAGCTAAGACAAAACAGCGGCGGCGTAGAACCGGGCAAGGCGGCCCAGGCTTTGTCGAAGGCTGGTGATCGCTACCCTGATGGCATGGAGGTGTCATCGTGACTGTTCCCGCTTCGATCACCGCTGGCTCGACGGTGCAGTGGATCGAGCCGATTGCTACTGATCCAGCTGGCGATCCTGCTACGTCTGCCAGCTGGACTCTGCAGATCGCGTTTCGCACCAACGCTGCAGGCGAAGGCGCCACGGTCAATGGATCCGCCCGATCTGATGGCGGATGGGATGTGGCGCTGACTGCTGCGCTCACCACCGGCTGGGCATCAGGCACCTGGTACTGGCAGCGCAAGATCACCAGCGGCACCGACGTTTTCATCACCGGCAGCGGCACCACCACAGTGCAGGCATCGCTGGATTACACGGGCGATCCAGCAGCGTTCGATGGCCGCAGCCAAGCCGAGCAGGACCTTGATGCGGTCAAGGCTGCAATACGGGCAATCATCAGCAAAGGCGCCCGCCAGTACAGCATCGGCAGCCGCAGTTACACCGCCAACGATTTGGGCCTGCTGATGCAGCGTGAGGCTCAGCTAAAGGCAATCGTTGCTCGTGAACGTGCTGCAGAGAAGATCGCCCAAGGCCTGGGTGATCCACAGAACATGTTCGTGAGGTTCGGCTGATGGCCAGCACCAAGGCAGCACGCGCCTACGAAGGTGCCATCGTCAATCGTCTTACCCATGGCTGGGTAACCAGTGCCACCAGCGCTGATGCTGAGATTGACGGCAGTCTGGTCAAGCTGCGCGATCGTTCCCGCCAGCTGCGCCGTGATTCTCCCTACGTCCGACAGGCCATTCGCGCGATCGGCGCCAACGTCATCGGCCGCGGCATCAGGATGCAGTCGCGCGTGATGATGCAGCGCGGTGGCCGGCTAAACGAACAGCTGAACCGGCAGATCGAGACCGCATGGCAAAGCTGGAGTCATGCCGACCGCTGCCACGTAGCTGGCAAGCTCAGCCTTCCTGAGATCCTGCGGCTGGCTGTTGAGGCCATGGCCGAATCCGGCGAGGTGTTCATCCGCATCGTTGATGAGCCCTTCGGCCGCAGCCGGGTGCCTCTGGCGCTCGAGATCATCGAGGCCGACTACTGCGATGAAGGCAAAAGCTATGGGCCAGAAGCTGATGGCAGCGAGTGGCGCATGGGCGTACGCGTCAACCGCTGGGGCCGTCCGATCAGCTACGCATTCCGCGATCGCCACCCTGGTGATCTGACCAATGGCGTTGGCTACCGCGTGACGGAGGTCCCTGCCGATCAGATCATTCATCTCTACATCACTGAACGCCCCGGCCAAACTCGTGGTGTGCCCTGGGCTTCCAGTGCAGTGAAGCGGCTGCATCACCTGTCCGGCTACGAGGAGGCCGAAGTGGTGCGTGCCCGGGCCAACAGCTCGCTGATGGGTTTCATCCAATCACCTGAGGGCGAACTGACAGGTGACGATGTTGAAGACGGCGATCAGGTAAGCCGCTTTGAGCCCGGTGTCTTCAAGTACTTGGCGCCGGGTGAAACCGTCACCGTGCCCCAGCTGGATGCACCTGATGGTCAGTTCGAGCCATTCCTTCGCGCCATGCTGCGTGCTGTAGCAGCGGCCATCGGCTGTAGCTTCGAGACGATCAGCCGGGACTTCAGCCAGTCGAACTACAGCAGCAGCCGGCTCAGCCTCCTTGAAGACCGCGAGCACTGGCGGATGCTGCAGGACTACATGATTGAGCACCTGCTACAGCCGATCTTTGAGCGCTGGCTGGCAGCGGTGGCCGGCACCAATCAGCTCAGCCTGCCTGGGTACAACATGATGCCCGAGCGTTACGAAGCCGTGCGCTGGTATCCCCGTGGATGGGCATGGGTCGATCCACAGAAAGAAGTAGAGGCCTACACCAAGGCCGTGCGTGCTGGCTTCAAAACTCAGGCGCAAGTAGTGGCTGAAGGTGGTGGCGACATCGAGGATCTCCTGGTCGCTCGTGCTGCTGAGGTTGATCGCGCTGAAGAACTGGGCCTGCAGTTCGACACCAACCCGGCCGACGATGCCCAGGCCGGTGCGGTTGATGCCAGCCCACCAGGCGATGACATGCCTGAAGATGACGGCCCCGAAGATGACACGCCTGATGAGGAACCTACCGACCAGCAGCAGACTGACAGCGAGGAGCCAGACGACGCTGAAGACTGATGGGCCACGGCACTGAATCCCGCCCCTATCCCAACGAGCACGCTGCTCGGTTGGTCGATCCTGATCGCTTTGATCGTTTTGCTCGTGAAACTGACGCAGGGGGTAGTGGTGTCGATTTCATCTATGGCTTTGCTGCTGATGATCCAGCTGTTTTGCAGGCCATCCGTTTCGATGCCGCTCGGTTCACCGCAGACGAGGCCAGGGCCTGGCTAAGGCAGCGTGATTTCGAGCCGATAATGTTCGAGCCGGCGGCCGATAACATGAAAGCAAGATCAGAGGATCTGGAAGTGGAACTACGCGAGCTCAACCAACAGCCTCTCTACCGCTCAGCGGTGGTGGCCGAGGTTGCTCGTGCCGCTGAAGATCCTGATGTTGTTGAGTTCACCTTCAGTTCTGAGCAGCCGGTTGAGCGTTACTTCGGGATGGAAGTGCTGAGCCACTCGCCTGAAGCGATGAACATGGAGCGCCTAAATAGTGGCGCTGCACCATGGCTGTGGAATCACAACCCAGAGGTTGTGCTCGGTGTAGTTGAACGGGCGTGGATGGGTGACGATCGCCGCGGCCGTGTTCGCACCCGGTGGAGTCCCAACACCAAGACCGAAGGCAGCGAAGAGTACAAGCGCCGGCAGGACTGGGAAAGCGGCACGATCCGCAATGTCTCCTTCATGTATTCGATCGACGAACCGCTGGACGTTTCCAGCCGTGAAGGTTTTGCCGTCGTGACCCGGTTTACGCCGATGGAAGTGTCGGCTGTCAGCATCCCCGCTGATCACACTGTTGGCCAAGGCCGCAAGGCCGGCCACGACAGCAGCTCTGGCCCCCCCAGTGCTGCCGCGGCCCCGGTCGCACCCTTGACCCACAAAGACAACACCACAATGGAACCCTCCACCATCGACATGGAGGCCGTGCGGGCTCAGGCTGCGGCCGATGAGCGCTCCCGCGTTGCCTCCATCACTTCCCTGTGCCGTGAGCACAAGGCCGACGATCTGGCCCAGGGCCTGATTGAATCCGGCGCCTCTGAAGCTGACGCGATGCGCTCGGTGCTCTCCGAGATCGCAAAGCGCCCCGCTGCTCAGCCGGCCACCCCTGCCGCTCCTGCCCGCTCTGCTCAGCCGATCGCTTCTGGCGGTTCTGCTGACATCGGCCTGACCGAAAAGGAATCTCGGCAGTTCAGCTTCGTCCGTGCCATCCGTGCGCAGATGATGCCTGGTGATCGCGCTGCCTATGAGGCAGCTGCGTTTGAGCGTGAGGTGTCTGAAGCCACTGCGCAACGCATGGGCATCACCCCCCGCGGCATCCTGGCCCCCAACGATGTTCTGCAGCGTGACCTGACTGTTGGCACCGCTTCCGGTGCTGGTGATCTGGTCTTCACCGATGCACGCCCGGGCAGCTTTATCGAGCTGCTGCGCAACCGTCTCGCCCTGAACACTCTCGGCGTGACCATGCTGACCGGCCTCCAGGGCCCTGTCTCCATCCCCCGGCAGACCGGCCCGGCTACTGCCTACTGGGTGGCTGAAGGTGGTGATCCCACCGAATCGCAGCCCAGCGTGGATCAGGTGGCTCTGGTGGCCAAGACTCTTGGCGCTTACACCGAGTTCAGCCGTCGCCTGATGCTCCAGAGCTCCATCGATGTGGAGCAGATGGTCCGCAATGAGCTGGCCACTGTGATCGCACTGGAGATCGATCGCGCTGCTCTCTATGGCACCGGCTCCAGCAGCCAGCCAGAGGGCCTGAAGTTCGTCACCGGCATCAACACCGAGGACTTCAACGCTGCCAACCCGACCTATGCCGAGGTGGTCAGCATGGAGACCAAGATCGCTGCGGACAACGCCGACATCGGCGCCATGTCCTACCTGACCAACTCCACCATCTTCGGCGGCTTCAAGACCACCGAAAAGGCCGAGAACACCGCTCAGTTCATCCTTGAGCCGGGCGGCACAGTGAACGGCTACAACGTCGTGCGCTCCAATCAGGTAGCAAGCGGTGACGTGTTCTTCGGCGTCTGGAATCAGATGATCATGGGTATGTGGGGCGCCCTGGACATCCAGGTCAACCCTTACGCCCTGGATAAGAGCGGCGGCGTTCGCGTGACTGCTCTGCAGGATGTCGATGTGGCTGTGCGTCACCCCGAATCCTTCTGCCGCGGTAACAACACCCTGTGACCATGAGGCTCCTGATCCTGCGCCAAACCTCCATCGCTGGCCAGCCCGTAAGGACTGGTGACGTGATCGAGGTCAACGACCGCGACGCCCGGCTGCTGATCAACAGCGGCAAGGCTGAACCGGCACCTGCAGCTCCTGTGGCTGTTGAGCCGGAGCCGGTGGCGCAGGATCCTGAGCCGATCCAACGCAAACCCCGAACACGTCGCGCCAAAAACCATGGCCCTGCATGAGCTCACGCTGGATAAGCTCCAGCACCTGACCCTTCTGGCTACTACCACCATCACCGCCACTGGCGATCAGACCGGCGTCGATCTGGCTGGCTACGAAGGTGATGTTCAGATCATCCTCACTGGCACTGCTGCTGGTGCTGATGCAGATCTGACTTTCCGCATCGAGGAATCCGACACCCTCGGCGGCACTTACAGCGCAGCCACTGGCGGCACCTTCACCGCTATTGGCAACGCTGCCTACAAAGAGGTGAAAACCCTCAACAGCAACGATCTCAAGCGGTTCATCCGCCTGAGCTGCACTGCTGAAACCGGCACCGCATCCAGCGCCGTTACCTGCTTGGCCTACGGCCTCAAGAAGTACGGCTGATGGCACTGACGGAAGACCTATCGATCTTCCTGGATGACTTCGGCGTCAGCTGCACGGCTGGCGCCGTTTCTGCTTTGGGCATCTTGGACATGCCATCGCAGGTCCTGGCCGGTGATCAGGTGCTGACCACTGACTACATGCTGACGGCCCGCGCGGCTGATTTCGGTGATCTGCTCTATGGCAGCGAGATCAGCGTGAATGGCGTGCCCTACACCGTGCGCGAGACCATGCTGCTAGACGATGGCGCCTTCTGCCAGATCGGTCTGATGCGCAGCGTGGCCACAGACATGACCACAAGTGAAACGCCGATCGATGGCGGGGATGTAGATGATCCCATCGTTGATCTGGGCAACGAACAGCTAGATCCCGAGGTTGACGGTGGTTCAGCCTTCAGCAGCTACGTTGAGGGCAACGTGCTAGACGGTGGTGGCGCATGAGTAGCACTGCACGAATTCGGGTGCGTCGCGACACAGCAGCGAACTGGACAGCCGCTAATCCAGTGTTGCTGAATGGTGAGATGGGTATCGAAACCGATACTCGCCGGTTCAAGGTTGGCAATGGCACGACAGCATGGGCTGGACTCAGCTACTACCTAGATGGAGTAGCCGTCCGCGGTCAGTGCTCAAAGATGACTGATGGCGACATTGAGATCGAGAGTCAAGGCACCTATGTCACCACCGGCCTAACCGCCACGTTGGATGGTGGTACAGCCTATGGGATGGTGCTCGGCACCACAGACACCTTTGGGCTGAAGAATAATAGTGGCGGCACCAAGCTATTTCGTGTCTATGGCAGCATCGACGCCACGGACGGCAACAACAGCACGCTGGGCGTGAAGCTGGCCAAGAACGGGACAGCAATCGACGCCAGCGAATGCCGAGCTTTTACCGGCAGCGGTGCGCAAGAGGCAAAGCTGGTCACCAGTTGGATGGTTGAGCTGGCAAATGGCGATGAGATCTCGCTATTCATCGCTAATCACAGCAACAGCAGCGATCTCGTGCTTAAGCGCGGGCGTCTTATTGCTGTTGAGGTGCGAGCATGACCAAGCGTGAGCGCATCCTTCAGGCGATCATCGCAGCGCTGGCTGGCACCACTGGAGTGGGACAGCGCATCTATCGCAGCCGGGTGGAGCCATTCACCCGTAACGAAAGCCCGGCGATCGTGGTGGAGCCGGTCAACGACACGGCGCAGCAGAACACCGCGCTGCCAACACTGGACTGGAGCCTCACGGTGCGAGTGGCCATCATCGTGCGTGGCAATGTGCCAGATCAGCTGGCTGATCCGATCGTGCAAAGCGCTCACGGCAAGATCATGGCCGATCTGACCCTTGGTGGCTATGCGATCGATGTGCAGCCCCAGGCGGTTTCCTTCGACATGGTTGAGGCTGATCAGCCAGCTGGTGTTGTCAGCCTTGAGTACCTGATCAGGTATCGAACCAGCGTCACGGATCTGACGATTTCCTGATGGCTACGATGGTGTAAGACCCCGGCGATCAGAGCCGGTCACATCCTGCTGAGGCTGAGCAATGGCTCTGACACGCAAAGGCCTAATCATCGCGGCCAAAGAATCTACCTACGGCACTGACGCCAGCCCTGTGGGTGCTGATGCGATCAAGGTGCTGAACATCAGCATCACGCCGTTGCAATCGGACGTGGTGAGTCGTGAGATCATCCGTCCATTCCTTGGCAACTCAGAGCAGCTGCTAGCCAATCAGCGCGTCGAACTGAGTTTCGATGTGGAACTGACTGGTTCTGGCGATGCAGGCACCGCCCCGGCCTACGGCATCCTGCTGGAGGCCTGCGGCATGGACGTGGACACAGTCGCAGATACCAGCGTCACCTACAGCCCGCTGAGCGCCAGTTTCCCCTCAGCCACCATCTACTACTTCAACGATCAGATCCGCCACAAGCTGACTGGCGCTCGCGGCAACTTCGTGATCAATGGTGAGGTGGGCCAGATCCCTACCATCAGCTTCACATTCATGGGCATTTACAACGCCCCTGGTGATGTCACCCCACCGAGCACCACCTACAACGACCAGGCTGATCCGGTCATCTTCAAAGAGGGCAACACCAGCGGCTTCCAGCTGTTCAGCTACAGCGGCTGTCTGCAGTCTTTCTCCTTGGACATGGCCAACGAGATGATCTACCGCGAGCTGATCGGCTGCACCAAAGAAGTCCTGATCACCAACAGGGCACCCAATGGCACCGTGGTGATCGAGGCCCCCACCATTACCGCGAAAGATTATTTCAGCGCCGCCATTGGCTCCGACACTGGCAACCTGACCTTCCAGCATGGTCAGACCGCTGGCAACATCATCACCTTCAGCTCGCCTCAGACTGATCTGGGTAGTCCTACCTACAGCGACCAGGACGGCATCCAGATGCTGAACCTGCCATACATTGCCACGCCAACCAATGCAGGCAATGATGAGCTCGAGATCGAATTCACCTGATGGCTTTTGTTCTGAAGCAAGACGATCGGTTCACATGGCCGATCAGCTTCGATGTGCCGGTTGATGGTGGCCGGCACCAACGCCAGACCTTTGACGGTGAGTTCATCCGTGTGAGCCAGTCCCGTCTGCGGGAACTTGGTGAGGCCGTTCAGAACGAAGAAACCACCGATCAAGAGATCGCCCGCGAGGTGCTGGTCGGCTGGTCAGGCATCACCGACGATGACGGGGATGAGGTGCCTTTCAGCAAGGCTGCTCTTGATCGCCTGCTCGACATCCCGATGCTGGCTACAGCGATCGTGACCACCTACTTCAAGAGCCTGCAGGGAGCGAAGGCAAAAAACTGATCGAGGCCGCTGAGCGTTGGGCAGCCGGCGGCGTTGATGATCACACGCAGGAAGACGCGGCGGCGCTTGGTGTGGCGCTGCCTGCGCTTGATAGCCATCGGCATTTCGAGGTGCTGCCCGAGAACTGGGAATCTGTTCAGCTGTTCATGCGTTGCCAAACACAGTGGCGCACGAGCATGTCTGGGTTGATAGGCCTGGACTATGGAGCCGTGGAGTGGCTCCTTAGACTTTATGAAGTGGACGACGCCTGCTCTGTCCTGGAGGATCTGCAGATCATGGAAGCGGCGGTCCTGAACACGATCAGCAAAAGGGGCCGGTAGATGGCGCTGAATCTTGACGCCCTTCTGCGGATTAAGGCTGATGTTCAGGGCGAAAACAACATCCGCAAGCTCGGCAACTCGCTGCAGGGCGTTACTGGCCAAGCCAAGAACCTACAGGCTGCTGTAGGTGGGCTGGCAGGTGGCTTCGGTGTCTTGACAGGTGCGCTCACTGCACTTGCGGCTGGAGGCGCTCTCAAGGGCGTTGCTGATGCGTTTGCCGGCTATCAGGCAGACATCTTGGCCCTGGAGAAAGGCCTCAGGAATCTTGGCAATGGTGCCCCGGCAAGCCTTGAGCCACTCAAGAAGTTGGCCTCAGATCTTGGCGAACAGACACTGTTCAACGAGGAAGATTTCAACAAGGGCTTTGCCCTGCTGACATCCTTTGGCAACATCGGCGTCAAGCAATACGAGCGTGTTGCGAGGGCTGCATCTGATGTGGCCCAGATCTCTGGCACTGACGTGCAGCAGGTGCTGCTGCAGTTGGCCAAGGCACTGAACGCACCATCACAGGGCGTCTCGGCTCTTGCGCGATCTGGCATCCAGTTCACCGAAGCACAGAAGGACCTGATCAAGCAGCTGGAGAAAACTGGCCAGGTAGCCAAAGCGCAGGAGCTGATCTTCAAAGAGCTCGAGAAGCAATACGGCGGTGCATCACTGGCAGCAGCTACTGGATTGGCAGGATCCTTTGACACGCTCGGGGAGAAGGTATTCGATGTCCAGAAAGCGCTGGGCCCACTGATTGAGGATGCCCTCACGCCGCTGATTGCCACGCTGACCCAAGCGGCAGATGTGACCGGCAACCAGCTGTTGCCTGCAATCAACAGCCTGCCCGATCCCGTTAAGGCATTTGCAGCTGCGATCGTTGGCCTGACCGGCGGCTTTGTGGCGCTCAAGCTTGCTTTGCAGGGCGTCTTGGCAATCAGCACATCAGCAGCGTTTGCGTCTTTGCTTGCGGCTGGCCCATGGATCGCGCTCGCTGCTGGCATCACAGCAGCGGCCGTGGCGCTTGGCAGCTACCGCACCGAAAGTCAGAAGCTCACACAATCACTTGGTGGCGCTGCTCGCGGTGGTGGTGCAGCTGACCTGGCACGGGCCAGGAACCGGATCGTCGAATTGCAGCAGCAGATCAGCTTGGCTGAACGCCAACAGCAACAGCAGGCTGGTGGAGCTGGTGGCGGTGGCGGACGTGGCGGGCAACGCAGCGCAGCAGGCACTGGATTGAACAGCCTTCGTGCTGAGCTGGCTCGTCTGAAGCAAGACGTGGCAGCAGGCGAAGCAGCCAGTACCAGAGTTCCGCCTGCCCTTGCTGGAGGCGGAGCAGATAGCGCCGCGGCCGCTGCTGCTGCTACCTCAGCCAGCAAAAAGAAGACCGACGCAGAGAGGGAAGCCGAAAAGGCGGCCAAGGACTACAACACCGCACTCACCCGTGGCGCGGACCTGGCGGATGATCTCAAGCGCCGGATCCGTGATGTGAACCTGGCCACCCAGGGCCTGGGTGAGACTGCTCGGGAGGCAATCGACCGTGAGTACCAAGAGGCCCTCAACAACGTCACTGATGAGGGCGAGAAGCTCAAGCAGAAGATCCTCGAGCTCCGGGAGCTGTCTGGCAACCGGCTGCTATTTGAAGGCCTCGCCAATGCAGAAGGCACGGGCCTGGCACAGCAACTGCTGAATGCGCTGGGGCAGCAGGCTGAGATCGATCGCATCATCAAGCTGGGTGAGGTGCAGGCTGCTGAGGCCCAGCAGGCTGCAGCTGAGGCCATCGAGGGCTTTGATTTCGGTGTTGGCGGTGGTTTTGCTGCTGGCTTGGCTGATTCAGTTGATCAGGCACGCGAGTCTCTAAAGGAGCTGGCAGCACCGCTCAACGTGATCCGATCCTCTGCTGAGAGCGTTGGCCGTGCATTCAGTGAGGCATTCAGGGGCGTGATCTCTGGCAGCGTTAGCGCAAAGGATGCGCTGGCCAACTTCTTCCAAGCCACTGCTGATGCGTTTTTGGATCTGGCATCGCAGATCATCACGCAGCTGATCACGATCACCATCTTGGAGTCGCTGTCCAAGATCTTTAGCGCTGGCAGCGGGTTGACCGGAGCCGGGGCTCTGGGTAGCTCTGGCCTGACTGACATCAGCGGCACGCCGGTTTCGGGTGCTGCTTTGGGCCTCGGCTCAATCGGTACACCAGGCAGCACCGCGGCCTTCAGTGGGTTCAGGGCCAGCTTCGCTACTGGTGGCGTTGTCACCAGGCCCACCCTCGCACTGATCGGTGAAGGCGGTGAGCCTGAGGCCATCATCCCCTTCTCCAAGATGGATGCTGCCATGGCCAACTGGGCTGATGGTCAGCGCGGCCCTGGTCTGGTTGGCCCCACGGTGTCCAGCACCACCAACAACTACAGCAACAGCATGGAGAACATGATTCCGTTCTCCAAGGTGAGCTCTGCGATGGTTGCGGCTGCTGGTGGCGGCCAGATGGGCGGCGGCATGAATGGATCGAGCCTGTCCACCACCAACAGCTACAGCAACAGCTATGGCGCCAGCATCCCGTTCACCAAGTCAACCGAGACGCTTGTGGCCGAACGCAGCGAGCGTGAAACGATCTCAGCGCTGAACAATCCGAAGCCGATCGATGTGCGCTTCGAGTCGCAGATGATCAACGGCGTCGAATACGTCACCGCTGAGCAGCATCAGAAGGGCATGGCCCAGGCCGCTGAGCGTGGCAGGTCGCTGGCGCTCACGGCGCTGCAAAACTCCGTCAAGACACGCAAACGGGTAGGCATGGCATGAGCACTTTCGCTTTCGTCAACTACGCCCGCTTCTTGAATCCTGATGGGACGCCAACGGCCTATGCCTATCAGAACTTCACGATCAACCAATCCCGAACATATGGCGGTGTGACCTATCAGTTCGCGCCCTTTGCATACACGCTTGGCGCTGGCAGCAAGGGCGGCGATCGCAGCGATTCCAACCTTGTGGCTGGCCTAGATGCCATCAGTGTCAACCTTTTCGCTGAGGCTGTTGAGGATCGATACCTGCTGGAGATCAAAACCGTGAGCCTTGATGCTGAGACGTTTGCGGATGAGGCACTTGTGCGCACTGAGCTTTGGCGTGTGGCGCAGTATGAGATGGATACGCAGCGCATCACGCTGCGCCTCTCCAGTCCGCTTGATGCCACCAAGGGTGACATCCCCAAACGACGCCTGTCCACCAAGCTGGTGGGCGCTTTGCCTAGCACCGGCAATCTGGTGATCAGCTGATGGATTGGAAGCGCTGGATCGGGCTGCCGCACGAGTTTGGCGCTGATCCTGAAGATGGCCTAGCAGCTGATTGCCTGCTGATGGTCTGGCGCATCCTTGATGATGCAGGCATTCATCACCCTGAGTTCAATGCCTACTGGCTGGAGATGGCCAGACAAGGGCGATGGGCTGAACTGGAGACCCTTTGGCGTGATGCCACCATTCAGCTGGATACTGCAGAAGATCATTCTGTGACCCTGTTTCGCAACGGTCGGGCCGGATTGGGCGTCGGTATCGTTGTGGATAGCGGCCTGCTGCTCGTACATCACAAGCGCGGCGTGGCCTGGGTGCCGTTGTCTCTTATGCCCAGCCTTCGCTTTTACAGGTTCTGCTGATGCTGCCTTCTGATCGCTACCTCGCTGAGCTGCTTGGTCTGACTGACGAGCAGTTCATGCACTTCAAGGCTGAAGTGCAGCGCCGGGCGAATGAACAACCTGAGCCTGCTGTGGTGGCCGGCATCGAGACCGTGATTGCCATCACGCTGAGCGTGATCAGTGTCGGCTTTCAGGTCGTTTCGTTGCTGCTAAAGCCGTCAATCCCCCAAGGTGGCGGTGGCCGGCCTGCACAGCTGCAATCCAGGGCACGCAGTGACGCGCCCATCACCAATAACCAGCGGTTCACACCCCGCTACGGCTTCGACAGCACGCAGGACATCACAACGCTGGGCAGCACCATCCCGCTGGTCTATGCCTTGCGTGAGGCGATCAGTGGCACCACCTACGGCGGTGTGCGTGTCTCTACCCCGATGCTGTGGAGCCAGATCTATAGCTTCGGCGGCAGCCAGCTCCTACGGGCCATCTTTCTGGTTGGTGAGGGCCCCATCGGTGGGATCGATCTCAAGAACTTTGCAGCCGGTGGCAACACACTGGCCAGCTACGACTTTGGCAATGCAACAGCCAACAGCGCCGGCAGTCGCCTGACCGTCTACGGCCGTGTGGATAGTGGCCTGACCACGAGGATCTCATCTGGTGATCAGATCTTCGGTCGTGCTGCGGCCAGCGACATGGGCAACGCGCAGAACGATGGCGGTGCTGATGTCTTCATGGTGCGCCGCGGCAGCACCTGGGCGGCAGACTTCTGCAGTGCAGCCAGACCCAACAACCAGACGGTCTTCGGCGTCTACACGCTCATCGGCAACGACTTTGGCTTCAAGGTCAACCCGGTGATCAGACCCAGGGTTCAGGCTCAGCTGGTGCCCGAGGGCGACGAGGGCGATGCACAGGTGAAATGCCGCATCGATGACGTGGCATGGGCACAGCGCAAGAAGGTGCAGACCTACTTCAGCAGCCGTAGCGGCCTGGTGAGTGGCAGCGTTGGCAGCATCGGCAGCACGATCACCTACAAGCTCTATCCGAGCAGTGACATCGACACAGAATTCAGCCGTGATCTGCGGCTGCTCACCAATCCTGCGTCTTGGACCGTAACGAAAGAACAGATCACCAAGGATGGGGCAGCCGGGTACAACAAGCCGGCTAGCGAAAGCAACAGGGCCAAATGGGTTTACAAATACGACGATGAAACGGAGGTTGACCTGCGCAGCAGGCTGACCGTAACGATCAACAGCATCACGATCGATTCTGAAGGCGTTGGCACCTTGAACGCCAAGTTCGACTTCGATACGACAGGTCTCGGTGTCTATGACGACACCGATGATCTTGATACTGACATCGAGGTGTTGAAGGCCAGCAAATTCCGCGTCACATTCACCAATCCTGCAGTGGCTGATGACGACGATGAAGCTGTTTGCAAATACACCGTCAAGATAAGGATTCGCACCAAGTCAAAACAGAAGATCAAGCGAGCAACGCTGGGCAACGTCAGCACCTCAACTGAGACCGTCACCATCGATGGCACTGACTACACCTTTGTGACGGGAGTCAGCGGCGGCGGCGGTGACATCGACATCGATGCAGTCAACACCAATGAAACGCCAGTCTTCAGGATCAGAGGTGGCACCAGCGTCACCGGAGCTGGCACTGTCACCGTGACCAAAGACTTGAAGTTCGACGCGTCGCAGATCTACACCGAAGCCTGCGCTGATGTGGCCGGCACTGTTGCAGGCCGTCAGAAGACATGGGATGACGCGATCATCCCCGGTGAGCTCTACAAGATCGGTTCAGCCCTTGCGATCTGCACCAGCCGCACGGATGCAGCCTTTGTGTCTGAGGCTGATCTGTCATCTGGATCTGGCACTGAGGTGACAGCGGTGTTCACGACCGTGCGGGCCGGCACTGTCACCCTCAACACTCAGGCTGACATCGAGCGCGATGGCAAGACCTATCTGGATGGCACATTCGATCCACGCAACGTGGCCACCACTGAGGGCCATGTGCTGCGCTGCGCTATTGCCAGCGTTTCCACCACCAGGCCCTGCAAGGCGGTTGAGTTTGGCATCCGTTCCCGAATCGGCATCAGGATTAACGGGATGTGCAACCTGCGTGATGCGATCAGCTTCGCTGATGCTGATGAACGCGCCTGCCTGAGCCGCAAGAACGACATCATCGAGCGTGGCTCCACCTTGAAGGTGGATGTCTTTCAGTCCAACACAATCACCACCACAGAAGAGCGCTACAGCTTCTTCAAGCTCAGTTACCGCGAGGCTGGCAGCGGCGGGGCATTCACCGAACTCAGCAATACCTACGGCATCCGCGGCGCCACCCAGCAGAACGTCTTCAACTACGTCCAGCTGGTGATGCCATCGATCAAGCAATGGGAATTCCAGATCGAGCCGCTCAGTGGTTTTGAGGTGCGCAGCGGCACCGGCATCAACAACCTCTACGTGCTGGATGCACGTTTGAGCAGCAGGCCAGTCATCACTGACGGGGCCATCACAGTGGCTTTCAATGGCGAGGCGGTGACACGCAGCAACGAGACTTTCTCCATCGCTGCAGTCCGCACCGTTGGCAAAGGCATCCCGAACGTCGATGCTGAGAACTACAGCGATGGCACCAGGAGCTACCTGGACACCTGGGGCAAGCTGGCCGAGTCGTTCGTCTATGAGGAAGCCCAAAGCAGCGCATCCAGCGGCCCTGAGCATGAGGTGGTCTACATCAATGAGATCGTTCCGAATGAGAGCGCTCCGGTCTACGACAACCTCGCCCTGGTGGGCATCAACGTCATGTCGTCGGTTGAGTGGCAGCAGTTCGGCCAGTTCAGCTGCTACGTGACCGGCGGCAAAACATGCCGCAGGCTGCGCAACAGCCTCAGCGTTGGCGCCACGCACCTATTCCCGGATGTGTTGCTGGATCTGATGACTAACGCCACCTACGGCGCTGGTGATCTGATCACCGATGAGATGATCGACCTGACTGCATTCGAGTCCGCGGCCGATTGGTGCTCAAGCCGCAAATACTTCTTCGACGGCGTGCAGGCCGATCGCGTGAACCTGCGTCAGTGGGCAGCAGACACGGCAACAGCACACCTGCTCAACTTTGGCGAGAGCGATGGCAAGTTCTACCTACGCCCGGCCCTTCAGTTCACAGCGGTGCCAATCCGTGGGCTATTCACAGCCGGGAACATTGTTGAGGGCAGCTTCAGGCTGCAGTATCTGGAGCCAGAGGAGCGTGAACCGATCCAAGTGTCGGTGCGCTACCGGGAGGAGCGGGCCAGCACTGACCTGACCAACCCAGGCATCTTCCCGACTGAGCGTGAGCTGTTGGTGCGTGAAGCAATCGGCAGCGCCACAGATCCAGTGGAATCGATCGATCTCAGCGACTACGTGACCAGTCGTGAGCACGCCATCGATGCAGCCAAGTTCATCATCAGGATGCGGCGGATCCCAACGCATGTCATCAGCTTCCGCACCACGCATGAAGGCGCCCTGGCCAAGTTCGGCCCCAGCGACTACATCCGAGTGGCGATGGATGAGACGCAATACGACGAGTTCAACAACGGCGTGGTGACGGCTGATGGTGCCCTGGTGAGCACCAAGGCCTTGGCTGATGGGACCTACAACGTGATCGCCTGGGATGGCACAGACGGCACACCACCGGCAGACGCCACGCTGACCGTTGGCAACAGCGGCACCACGGCCACGCCTGTTGGTGTGGTGTTCACCGTCAAGCTGCCGACCACGCAGGTGCGCACGTATCAGATCGAGCGCGTGACACCTGATGAGGAAGGCAGCTTTACCATTGAGGCGCTGCACATGCCCACGAACGCTTCTGGCGTCCTGGAGCTCGCAGACGGCTTCGACACAGCCGGCAACTGGGTGATCGAAGGCTGATGGCTGTCACTTTCCCCACGATCGAACCAACCAGCCGTAACTTCGTGGCCCCGCGATGGCCTACGACTGGATTGCTCAGCCAATCAGGCGTGACAACGCGTCGGCTATGGGGCAGCAGGCCATCTCAAGCGCAGCTCAGCCTGAATTTCGACAACATCTCAGATGACAACGCAGCGTTGAGCCTTGGTGCGTACAACAGCGCAAAAGGATCGACCACAGATCTGACGCTGCCTTCGATCATCTACAACGGCGCATCAACCAATTTGGCCAGCTGGCTATCCACAGCAGCCACTGGCGCCGGCATGAAATGGTTCTTCTCTGAAGAGCCTCCAACGGTTGAAAGCGTTGCACCTAATCGATCAAGCGTGCGGGTGACGCTGATTGCTGAACTTAGACTGACCTAACACCCCACCTTGGTCCGATGGCCGTTAAGACAAGCGCCACGGCGCAACTTAAGTTCAAGACCACCACTGGTGGATCGTTCGTCACGATCGCAAAGGTGCGTGACGTGCGGCTTGACATCGCTCGTGATGCACTCGAAACGACCGGCATCGGCCAGGCAGATCGCACCTATGCCTACGGCATTCGGAACACCAGCGGCAGCGGGACCCTGCTGTATGACCCGGGCGACACTGGCACCGCTGATCTGATGAATCAGATCCTCAGCGACACTGAGGCGCTGTCAGGCGTTCAGCTGGTGCTCGATACAGCCACGACTGATGGCACGATCTCGGGTGATGCCCTAATCACTGCAGTAGGTCCTGGAGTGGCCGTTGGTGATCTGGTTTCTGTGCCGATCAGCTTCACGATTTCTGGCAAGCCAACTGGAGCGTTCTGATGGCGCTCCTCGGCAACGGCGGCATCCTCGAATTGAGCCGGGAATGGCCGGAGCCGATGGCGCTTGCGTTTGAGGCAATCAACCTCAGCAGCTCCCCGCGCACGATCAGCCTTGGCAACGACACCTACTGGACGGGTGATCGTGTGCTGTTTTACTTCCCCTCAGGCACGCCCTATGGCGAAGGCAGCCCTGGCGGTCGTGGGATGTACTTCGGCGGCATCTTTGAGCTGAGCAATGCCAAACAGCACGTCACCGCTGTCGATGATCAGTACTACCAAGCTGACAACGATGTTCTCTTCTACGACAACGGTGCAACCGAAACCGAAACCAGCGGCTACATCCGTGTTGATGAGCTGGGCCGTATCCGACTGTTCACCACAGAGATCGCGGCCTACAACCTGATTACTGCCAACGAGATCCTGCTCAAGTCCATCCTGACTGGGAACTTTGTCGTTGCTCGCTACAGCGAGAACAGCACCTACACCAATGCACTCACCGAGGCTGGCAACAGCATTGTGCCGTTGACCTTGCCCAGTGATAGTCAGCTGCTGAAGTCAGTCATCACTCCACCTGCTGGCTTGGCAGAAGTCGCAAGCGATCCAGATGAGCGTGGATGGCTCATCCAGTGTGATCTGACTGACTGGGCCATGGACATCGACGCCAACAACCTCGACATGACGGCGATCGGTGAGACCTTTGGGCAGAACACCAAAGCACTGGTCAGAGGTGCTGGCACCCTGCAATTCCAGCTTGAGAATCAACTGGTGGCTGGTGAGCAGTCCAGCATGACTCTGCTGCGCCTGGTCCTGCTGACGCAGCAGGCCTCACGAGCTAGCGCGAAGTTCTACCTGTACAAAAACCGCGCTGCAGGAGCCCAGATAATCGGCGGCAACGCCTTTTATGAGTGCGTGTTGCTGCTGAACAAGTCCAAGGTGAATGTGCGAGCAGGTGATCTGATCACTGGATCTGCTGATTTTGTGGCGACTGGTGAGATCGCTCTGAAGTTCACCTAAGACACGCCGGTAGACTCCAAACAGAGACTGCCTGACGTGGTGTGGCTGAGCTGAAACTAGCCGGTGCAGCTGGCGCCCTAGACAACATCAATGCCACGCAGGCTGAGTTCCGCGCCCAGATTGCCGCGCTGAACGACCTGATGCGTCAGGTGGCTGGTGTTGCCAACGTGGCAGCTGGCGACACCGAGATCGTCAACCCGCTGACGGCACCGTTCA